ATATAGTCAGATGTTAGGAATATTGATTTCATTATGCTACCTCAGTTATTTTTTCTATGTCTAACTCATATTTGTTAAGAACTAACTTTGTAGTTGAGCCATTAAATTTAAGCAGTTTAGTATAAACGCTTGAAATAATATCCTGTTTAGGTGCTACATACATAGATTGGAAGATTTCTAATGACTCCAAAATAACATTTTTCATACCTAATTCACCTTCTTGACTTACACCAAATAGTCCTGGGTTCGTCACAGAGTGTCCTGTTAAGATGCCCTGCGTGATTTCTTTGTTAAGTTGTATAAATCTCTCATCGGAATTATTTAATTGAACTGGCGTAATCTCTGCGGCTCTGTCTTTACCATCAGCAAATAAGAACATTACGGTTTCACCTTGTGCTCCTTGATAATCTGCTTTTAATTGTCTAACAACATCTTTCATTTCATCATCGCTGGGAACTCCGTTATTAAAATTGATAATCATAGAAGGCATAAAACCATTCTTAACTTGATTTAAGTGAAAAGAACTAATCTCAAACTCTAACTCAATCCAATTTACACAAGAAATGTATTCTGGCATACCATAATACTCATTTCCTGGTCTATATTCTTTAACATAAAGTATTTGTGTAGCAACAGGATTTTTAGGGTCGTAAGCAGGATACTTTTCAGGTGCGAATTTACGCAAATTAGACCAATCGTTAGAATAAAATACTGATTTACCATCTTCACTTAATCTTACCTTATTAACTGGTAAGTAATTAACCTCAGCAATCTTACTTTTATCTTTTGAGTAGATAATTTCAAGAGCGAAAGCACCAAATAGTTCTAAATCATAAGCACTTCTAAATACGACTTCGTTTAAGTTCATATCGTTATAAGGATTAGCAATAAGTTGTGCTGCTATACCATCAACACCTTCTAATGAAAAGCCATTACCACCAATCATCATTGCTTTTCTTTTAAGAATTGCGTTGTGTTTAGCACTTCTATTCATTAAACTGACTAAATAATCAGGGTATAAGTTATCATCACCATAAGAGACAAAACCTGCTCTTGTCACTCTTTCGGTGTAGATAGGAGCACTTTCCATATTGTTAAAGTTATGAACAACAAATTGTAAGTTCTTTTCTTTTTCTTCCATTTTTATATTTTATATTTTATAATTCAGTAAATGCTTTTATCGTATCAGCGTCGCTTTGAGTAAATATATCTGCTGGGTAATTAGGTGATGACCAGTTAAAGGCATCTAACCCTGTTGATGTTATTTGTAGAATACCTTGTTCAGTCATATAAGAAGCAGAAGCAGTATTTAAGTTATACTGATTAGGCATTTTATAAACAGAAAAGTTATACTGACCTGTTTCAGCATTTATCATAACAGATGAGCCAGTCATACTAACCGTATTACCAACTGATACCGTGAAAGCATCATAGTAAGGTGATTGACTAAAATTCTGAGGTGAAAATACATACTCCTTAAAAGTATCACAAGATGTAATCTTAAAAGTGTAGTAGTTAGTAAATATATCACCTTGAATAACAGGTAATACTTGCTTATTCGCCTGTAATATCACCTTCGTCGGTGCTGATGTTGATAAGTATATCATTTACTTTTTCTTCTTTTTTAATTTCTTCAATCTTTTGTTTCAAACCTTTTTGGCTTTCAACTTCAAAAGCATCAGGATATAATTTAACTAAATGAGAATATAATCCTTCTTCTATAAATTTACCCATTACATTAGAATTAACAAAAGGCACCCAGATGTATGCTTCTTGATAATTTTTCTTTAATTTTAGTTTCATTATCTTTACTTTAATTTACTATAATATACTTTTATCTACATTTTTCTAAAAAACTTTAAGAATAAAAAAAGCCCCGCTGAGTAGCGAGGCTAAAAAAGGTGAATATGAAACAAATACCCTTTTTTAATTCAATCGTAGTGATTAAACAATAACTGAAAGTGCTGCTGTAGCAGAAACTTCATATGCTGGAACTGGTTCTTTACCCATGAAAGTAATAACCGCACCATTTAAGTCGCCATATGCTTTGCCGACACCAGGAGTTGAAGCACTAACTCTTACAGGGTTTTGATAACCCATAAGCCAGTATTTACCTCTTTGGTCTTTTATAATAACTCTCCATTTTCCTTGTCCCAAGATTAAGATTTTATTTCTTAATGCTGCTTCAAGTTTGTGAAGTGTAATAGTTAATGTATCTTCGTAGAAAGAAGTGCCATTCTCAATTGAGAATACTCCATTTTCTGTAAAAGACGCTGTTTCAATCTCTTGTTGGAAAGTATAGAAAGATACAGTAGCACCAGAAAAAGTTCCAATAATACTATCAACACCTAATGTATAAGTCATGGTATCATTCCACTCACCGATAAAAACTTCTTGAATACCTCCGATGTTGTCTCTACATCCCAGTGTATATCCACTTGTTAATAAACATGCCATTTTATTTTGTATAATTTTTTTTACTCAGTAGGGGCTTTTTACACCCCATTAGTGAGTTATATTTTTTTCTTTCTATATTAAGATTCCTTAACTACCACATATTGTGGGAAAGCAACCTGAGCACCAACTTTAAGTTTAGCACGGAAGTAAGTAATATTATCTCTAATATCATACCAGAATTGGAATCCATCACCGTTTCTTGCTTCACCAAATGAGTCAGTTCCTAAGTAAAGGTTAGACGATGGAGTAAGAATCATAATGTTAGTTGCGTTAAGACCTCTTGTTGCTACAACTCTAACGTTAGTGTTAGTATAGTTATCAAGAACCCAAGTGTGTTGTTGTCCGTCATATGCTACGAAGTAGTTATTTTGTCTTAAAGCATTCATCAAAACTCTGAAGTTAGCGTGAGACATAAACAAAGTTAAGTCCTCAGCACCCAATACATCGTTAGGGATTTGAGCAATCATATTATCAACAACATTTAATGCTGTTGCTGTTGTTAATGCTCCAGATGCTGTAGCAGCAACTGTTGAGTTAGTAGCAGAAGTGTAAAGTAAGATGTCCAAGATACCAGTTGATAAATCTAAATTACCAACACCTGAACCAGGGATTAATGCTCTTACAGATGTAGAACCTTTCCAGAACATATCCTCTACTAATTGCCCGATTTTTTCTACTTTGTTCGCAAGGTATAACTGATTGAACACCTCAGGTGCCATTTCGTTATAAGAACCTTCTTTTGCTAATTGACCAATCCAATACTGTTCAAATTCATCAACACAAACGGATTCTTCTACTTTAATAGGAGATACAGTGATGTCTCTTTGAGATAATGTTGTTGAACCAGCAGGGCTGATTGTTCCACAACCGCCAGCAGCGGCTGTTAAAGAGTTTGTTAAGATGTTAATTGAATCAGCATATTTTACACCAGTTTGAACTGAAATGTAATCAAATGTAGTTCCAACTAAAACTGACTCTTTCAATAAAATACCTGATAATTGGTCAGTGTATTTTGTTAAGTTTGCTAAATTTAATGTTGCCATTTTTTTATAGTTTATTTTTTTTGGTTTTTTACCTATTTAATTATTTTCTGCCTGCTCTTGCTCTTTCGCGAATTGCCATAATATCAACCGAACCAGCACCAGATTTTTTATCCTCAACTGATTTGAATTCAGCAGGTTCAACAGAAATTGATTTTGTAGCAGGAAGACCAGCAACTGCTGATAATTCTTGTGCCATTTTGTTATTTGAAGCATACATTTCTTCTAACATCTTTTCGCATTTAACCATACGCTCTTCAAGTTCTTTCATTTTCTTTTTAGAGCCCATTTCGTCTTCTTCTTCATCTACTGTCACATCTTCTTCTACAACTGGTTCTTCCTCAGTTGGCATTTCTTCTTCTGGCATATCCTCAGCATTTACAACTGCTTCAGGAGCCTCAGTGCTAACCATAGCCTCAACTACGCCATTAACAACTGTAATAGTTTCACCAGAGTCAAGTTTGTAATCGCCATCTCCAAGTGGAATGTTATTACCATCTTGGTCAATAGTATAAACTTCGGAGCCAATCGTACATTGTTCATCTGGACAACTAATAATCAAGTCGCCTGATTTGATTTCAGCGAATTTAACTTCACTTGCCATCAAACTCTTCAACTGATTCTTAATGTTTTCAATTAATTTGTTCTTATCCATTTTAATTATTTGTTTTTTATATACTATAATAGATTATAGCATTACTTTTTTCTAAAATTGTAGAAAATTATTTAAAAGAGCCTCCTGGTTTATAAGAAACACCTCTATCAATAAGGTATTTCCAAATAGCAGCACCCACTGATGGAGTTTTACCCACATACCAATCACCAAATTCACTTTGACCTTCTGTTCTACAAACAGCATCACCTTCAATAATTGAGTTAAATACATCTTCATCAATATCAAAGTAAGTATAATAAGAACCATCGTTAAATTTAACTACTAACTGTCTTGTTTCCTCAAAGTATTTAACCCTATCAACATTAGCCGAGTCCGCAATAAAAATAGCACTAAAAATCTGTAATAAATCTTGCTCTGTTAAATCATCAATACTTGCTTCTTTACTTAAACTAACTAATTGTTGTCCTAACATACCTTCAATAGAAAAGCCAAACTTACCATTACCTTTAACTTCGTTTTCCCAGAATGTTTTATCTTCTATTTTAACCATAATCATATAAGTGCCAACAGGAACTTCTATACCATACTTTCTACTTTTATCATATACAGTATCTTCAACAATCCAGTCCTCTATAATAAAAGCATCTACCATCATATTAGAGTGGTCTATGTTAATCTTTCTATTAGAACCATACTTGTTAAACTTCTCTACCATTTTAGCAATAGTTTCAGCGGTAAAAACAACATAGTATTTACCAAACTTATCATCTTCACGATAAATCCTCATATCAGGAATAAGTGCTGGACCAACTATAACTTGTTTATCACCTACTTCTTTAAAAGACATCATAGAACTACTATTAAAAGCCATACCTTTAACCATAATTGCTGGGTCTTCAACCAAACTAATTAAAGAAATACCTGTTTCATCAAACTCATCAATTACGATTTCGTAAGTTGGTAGTTTTTCAGGGTCTATTTTTTTTATTTTTCCTTTCATATACTTATATATTTTTTAATAGATTGCTCTTGTTTCTATAACAGATACCCTATCGCTTACATCTCTAATATCTGTTTCAGTCACATAAACTTTAATTGGTTTTGGACCGCCTGGCATACCTACTGCTGTTTGTTGTCCCAAGCCAAAGAATTGATTTGGTTGGAAGTTTGAAGGTGCTGGTTCAGCCGCATTAGGAGTTCCTCCTCCACCAGTATCAGTGGTAGCAGGTGTAAATGATGAAGAATCAAATTTAGTAGCCATAATTTTAGCAATATTAGCAGCAGCAGTTATACCAGCAATAGCCGCATAAACACCCGCAGTAGCAGGTCCTAATAAAGGTATAGGATTTTTCATACCATTAGCAAATGCCGACATTACAGATTGAATACCTGTAATAACAGCAGTTCCTACTTGTAATGCTTTATTAACCTTAAATTGGTCTTCGGCATTTTTCTTTTGTTTTACTAAATCATCACCTGCTCTTCTTTGTTTCCAAGCAAAAAGCGCATCACTAATACCTTGTGCTGCTTGTGCTCCTTTTTGTGCTAATTCAACACCGTTTTTCCAAGCACGCTGGTTAAGTTCCATTTCTTTTTCCTTAGCATTTGCGTGTCTGTCTAAATCAAGTTGTCTATACTTTTCTTTTATATCAGCCTTTTGTTGTTCTGTTAAATCCAAATCAACTAATTCAAGAGCCATAGAATCAGTAAGTGCTTGTTTTTCAGCAGTTATTAATTCATCAAGTTTTGCTTTCTTTTCTTTCTTATTTAGAAGTCGTTTTTCTTCCTCAACAACACCATTTTCAGTAGTTTTAAGTGTAAATGTTCTTTCATTATCATAATCATATTGAAGGCTTTGTAATTTACTTTCAGAAGCATCAGCGTTTCTTTTGAACTTCTTGGCATTATATTCAGCATCAAGAGCATCTAACTCTGCTTTCATTTCTATTTCTTTTTGCTGTCTTTCTTGCTTTTTTGCCGCCATTTCTGGCGTTTCTTCAAAGTCTGCCATTTTTGGATTATTAAAGTTAAATCCTTGAAAAATTGTTCCTGATGGTTCATCAAAAAAGATTTCTTGTTGAGGCATTCCTGCCGCCATTATTTCATTATTTAGCCTTTCCTTTTCAAGTCGTCCAAGTTCTTGAATTTGTTTCTTTCTTGCTTCATATCTTTCATCTTCTGTTTTAGCAGTTATAACATTTACTTCTAATTTAGATTTAATAATTTCTACATTTGTATCATTAAGTAATTTGCTATATTCCAACAATCTTTTTTGTTGTTTATCGTTAAGTTCTGATTCTAAAAGGTCAATATCTATCTTTTTTAGACCAAGTGTTTTCATATTATCCTTTTGAGATTGTAGAAAATCTTTTTCCTGCTTCATCTGAACTCTAATTTTATTT